TTCTTGCGAGCGTAATATCATAAAGGTATTATTAGGAGTTGTGTATTTACAGACGCATTTCACGTTGCATTATACGAGCACTGAAGGATTATTAACCATATCTCGTGGCAATAAAATAAATTATTTTTACGTGTTCGGTGGTAAGGACGAGGCGTCGTATATGATGATCCAAGGCATTACGCTCGCTGGCATATTGCTAGATGAGGTCGTGCTTATGCCCAAATCGTTCGTCGATATGGCACTCGGGCGTTGCTCAGTAACCGGTAGCAAGTTTTGGTTTAGTTGCAATCCTGCATCACCTAACCACTGGTTTTATAACGAGTGGATCAAGCAAGCACAAAGCAAAAATGCGTTATATTTGCATTTTACAATGGACGATAACCCGTCACTTGCACCTGTTATTAAGCAACGATATGAGATGATGTATGAGGGCGTTTTTTATGAGCGATATATACGTGGGCTATGGGTTAAGGCGGAGGGTGTTATTTATCGTAAATTTGCCGATAAACCCGAATTATTTACCCTTGACACCATACCAAATGATATTGTACTCATATCGTGTGGTATTGATTTTGGGGGTAATAAATCGGCAACCACATTTATCGCAACGGGCATCACCACACGTATGCGTAATGTCGTAGTGCTTGAGGCAGAACGGCACGAGGAGGAATTATCGCCGAGTGAGTTGGATGACAAATTTGTTGCATTTGCCGAGATGGTTTATGTCAATTACGACCGTGCATTTAAGTGCCGTGCGGATAATGCCGAGCCGGTATTGATACGTGGGCTTAAAAATGCAGCATTACGTAATAGGTTACATTGTAACGTTGTGCCTGCGTTAAAACGTGAAATTAACACACGAATCGACCTTGTGTTGCGTTTAATGGGCTTGGGTAGGTTTTTTGTTATGCGTAAATGCAAAACCGTTATAAACGCATTATCACAAGCAGTTTGGGACGATAACGATAAAAGACTTGATGATGGCACGAGTGATATTGACACGCTTGATGCGTTGGAATATTCCATCGAAGAATATATGAAGGAGTTGATAGATAATGATTAACGATTTGCTTAAAGGTGCAATACCACAATCTGTCCACACTGAGGAGTGGTTGTCGTGGTATCGTGGCGAGGTGTTTGGATTTCATAATTATCGTGTGTATAATGGGACGAATTATTTGGAGATGCGACGCAAAACGTTGCAAATGGCAAAAAAGATATGCGAGGATTGGGCTAACGTATTATTTAATGAGCGTTGCACGATTACTGTTGATAACAACGAGGTATTGCAAGAGGTGTTAAATAACACGAACTTTTGGGTTAAGGCAAATGAGGCGGTTGAGAAATCATTCGCACTCGGGTATGGTGCGTTGGTGGTAAACGTGGTTGGGTTACGTGTCGGTGAGGTAACAGGTCGTGTTGACAAGTCGAGTGCTAAGGTCGAGGTTGATTTCGTTAATAAAATGAAATGTTATCCGCTTACCGTGCATAACAAGCAGGTTATTGAGTGTGGGTTTGTCGCACGTAATAGTGATGGCACGAACGTGTCGATACATCGTATAAATGCACGTGGCAATTATGTAATACACAATTATGTGCTTGATACGAGTGAACGTGTTATCGAGCAGTATGAATTTGATACATTATCACCTTTACCGTGGTTTCAAATTATCCGCCCGAACATATCAAGCAATATATTATCGGTCGGGATGGATGAGGAAATCGGTATAAGCATATTTGCCAATTCGATTGACACGTTAAAAGCCATCGATAACAAATACGACGGGTTTGATTTGGAGTATGTGTTAGGGCGTAAGCGTATGTTTATCTCATCAGAGGCATGGACGGTTAATAAGGTCGATGGTGAGATGATACGTACGTTTGATCCGTATGATGTGCTATTTTACCATTTACCAGATAATGATGACGGAAAGCCGTTAGTAACTAATAAGTCGGACGATTTACGATATGACGCTTATATCAAAGGTATTAACGCTGAATTATCATATCTCGCTAGCAAGTGCGGTATGGGTGAAAATTATTATAAATTTGACGGGTCGGCTATTGCAACCGCAACGCAGGTTATAAGTGAAAACTCGACGTTATATCGCTCGATCAAAAAGCACGAATTATTACTCGAAGGTGTATTACGTGGGATTATTAAAGCCGTTATTTATGCAAGCAACACGTTTACGGACAACCCGATCGGCGACGATGCAGTAGTTATCAAATTTGACGATAGTATTATCGAGGATAAAGAGACCGAGATGCAACGTGACCGTTTGGATGTTGCGTCGGGTATTATGAGTAAGGTTGAGTATCGTATGAAATGGTATGGCGAGGACGAGGAAACAGCAAGCGGTAAAGTTGATGAGTTATACGATAGATTAAATCGTTATATGCCGGCATTAAGCAATGGTGCAATTACGCCTGAGATATTTGTTGAGCAGGTTTATGGTGAGGGACATCAAGACGTGGTTGATTATATTAAAGAGTTTTTGGCTAGTGGGAAGCAGTTGGATGTTGAAGCGATTTATTCTGGCAATAATTAGTATATTATTTATATTTGGATTATGTGCGTGTGTGCGTGATACGGGTGAGCCAGTAACCGAGCCATATTACGTATATCAGCGTGAGTTGGTTTGGGGGCATGGTGAGGAGGACACATATTATCTCGTTGTGTATAACCTGGATGATGTCGAGGGGCTGGCACGTACTGATTGGGTGTTTTATAAGTGGCAGGTTGATAAAAATACATTTGATAATGTGGAATTAGGTGACTGCTTATGGATAACAAGAAAATAGACGCAATTAGCGAAACCATGCGTGAGTTATTTGAAGCAACGCAAAATACCACGTTAATTGATGCACACACACGGTTATTAAAAGGCGTTGATAAAATTGATTGGCGTGAGCAACAATTAGCGGCGATGGGTGCGTATAAACGTAAACTCAAAGACAATTTAAAAGTCGTTGAGGAAGATATCAATCATGCGATCGAACGCATACCGGATATAAATACCGATAAATTAAAAGATATAAATAAGCGTGGCATACATGGTTTAACGGTTGCTATGGGTGATTATATGCAACGGTCGATACAGCGTATTTATCGGTTGAGTAAGACACAGCCATTGTATGACACTATTTTAAAGCAAACTCAAATTGGCATTGATAAAGCCGGACCGAAGATATACGCGAATGGACGCAAGGTCGGTTATAAAGAGTATATGGAAATGGCTACTCGTACGACCGTGCAAAACGAAATAGGTGAGCAGACGCTTGACAGCGGACGTGATGCAAAGGTTATATTTTACACGACCACCGTATATGCCGATAGTGCTGACGACCATGCACCATTACAAGGCAAGGTGTATTATGATGACCGTTGGGAGTCGTTCGGGTATAAGGACGATACTGCCGATAGCATTAAGCAATTGATCCGTAGCAAAAAAATGATGTCGATTCAAGAGGCACGTGGTAAGCCGTATTGGTTAAGCACTCGTCCTAATTGTCGGCATAATTTTGTGGCAATAACGATTGAGCAAGCAGGGTTAGAAAACCCCGCTAAATCACTTGGGATCGTGCGGGGGTCATATAAGTCGGACAATTACGATAAAACGCAAGAGCAACGAAAAAACGAGCGCAATATAAGGTTTTACAAGGCACGATTAGAGCAAAACGAACGGTTATATGCGGTTGCACCAAGTGAACAGTTGCAACGGCTAATCACTCAAGACCGTGCTAATGTCAGACATTGGCAAGGTGTACAACGGGAATTGATAAATAAGAATCCGGATATATTGGAACGAGATTATAGGCGAGAAACTCGTAATGTGATATTACAGGATTTGGGTGTTAAGTATAATCTAACTTAATGTTTACATAACAACGCAAATATGTTATAATAAATTGATGGTAACTTGCCACCTTTAAGCAAGGCAAAAAAAATTAGGAGGAAAAAACTTAATGGATGAAAACAACAATGTGGTAAATCCAACCACACCAACACCGACACCGGCAACTCCGCCTGTTGACAAGACGTTCACACAAAAAGATGTGGATGAAATTGTAATCACGAGATTATCAAAAGAACGTGCTAAGATTTACAAACAACTTGGCATTGAGGATGAAAGTAAAATCGAGGATTACAAGACACGTGTATCAGGTTATGATACGTTAAAGCAAGAACATGAAGCGTTAAAAATTGAGGTTGCTAAAAGTAGAAAAGTTAATGCGTTACAGGGACTAAATGCGGATGATGATTTTACGGATTATTTGCTGGGAAAAATTCAAGGTGATGGTGATGAGTTTATTGCCAATGCTAAAAAGTTTTTAGAAACAAACCCTAAATTCAAAAAAGATACATATCGTCAAGTAAACGCAAGCGTTGACGTAAACAATGGGAACGCATACCCGGAACTTGACAAAATGACAACCGAACAATATTTAGCGTGGAGGGCAAAAAATAAGTTATAGGAGGAAAAATAACAAATGCCAAACTCAATTTTAACACCAACAGTTATCGCCAATGAGGCGTTAGCAATTTTGAGAAACCAAACAGTATTCGCCGATTTGGTACATACTGATTATTCAAGCGAATTCACAAAGGTTGGCGATACGATTACCGTTCGCACACCTGCAACATTAACCGCTGCCGATTTTACAGGTAGTGCGTCAAGCCAAACACTGACTGAAGGGTCAGTTACCGTTAAACTAGATAAATTCAAGGATGTATCGGTTGATATTACATCTAAAGAAAGTTCATTGTCATTACGTGATTTTAGTAAGCAAGTAATTGAGCCTGCTATGGTTGCGTTAGCACAAGCAGTGGACGTTGATATTGCAAATCACATTTTTGGTGCAGCAGGAAATGCGGTTGCAATTGCATCGGCAACACCTACAACACTTGCTGATATTGCTAATGCAGCAAAAGCACTTGATATTGCAAAAGCACCTATTCCTGATCGCCATTTAGTATTATCACCAACACATAAATATCGTTATGCGTTAACGACTAATTTGAGTGCGGTTAATTATGCTGGCTCTAATGAAACATTACGTGATGCGTTATTAGGCAAGGTTTACACGCTTAATACATACATGGATCAAAACGTTCCTGCATCAACAGCAACAACAAGTGGTACAGCGGTTGGCACAATTACCGTTGCATCGTCAAGTGATGCCGGTGAGGTTGATTTGACTGTTGGTAGTGCTGCAACTGCAACATTTAAAATTGGCGATGGATTTGTTTATTTAGGCAAATTATATCGTTTCACTGAAAATGTTACATTAGTCGATAGTGCAAAAGCATCGATGAAAGTTTCACCTGCATTCCCTGCCGATATTACTGCGACACCATGTGCAATCGTTCGTGGGTCTAACTCGGTAGCGTTCCATCGCAACGGTGTTGCACTTGTTACTCGTCAATTAGATTTACCAATGGGTGCTGCACGTGCGGCTATTGCTAACGATGGCAAATTAGCAGTTCGTGTTGTATATGGTTATAGCCAAACAACAAAGACTGACACAATTTCATTCGACATTTTATACGGTATCGCAACATTACGTAGCACATTGCTTGTAAGATTAGCAGATGCATTTTAATGG